ATTTTCTAAGTATAGTACCTGTTTTTAATCTGATATCGGATAGTATATTGTCTGTAGGGTTGGCTATATAATCTGTAGTTTCAACAACTGCAGTTTCTAAAAGATTTTCTCCAGAGTAAATTAAAACTTCTACATAATCATTTGAATTTGTTCCAAATTCACCTCCTAAATATGCATATTCATCTGAACTCAAGTTTATTACTTGATTACTATTTAAAAGTTGTTCGTCTTTTTCAGCTAATCTCCCCATTATTCTATTGGGTCTCCAGTTACTATCTTATCTATTATTGTTTGTTTAAATGTTTTTAACGTAGTTAATACATAATCTGTCGCATAATATGTTCCTAAATCTTCAAATAATCTTTTAGTATTATTTTCGATTAACCATAGTCTTGTATCATCTGATACAGCATTTGTAATTACCATTCCATTTACTACTTCAGCTGGTAATTCTTTACCAACTTTGTGCTCTGCTAATTCTGAAATACTTCTATCGATTGTTTTTTCTAGCAATTCACTTTTAACATATGTGGGAAATTTCTTAAATTGCTTTGAGGTCGAGTGCTCGAGGGTTTCTGGCGTTAAATATGTTTTATATATTGTATCTTCACCTAAGGTAGCATCTTCTATACCCATACCAGTTATAATATCTTCAAACAGATATAAGATTCCTCCTCTCATAAAATCCACATCCCTAAAAGGATATTGTCTATCGGCGTAATCTTTTATTCGTTCTAAATATCTATTCCGTAATCCGTTTACAAAGTCGTTATAAAACTCAAGATTTTGTAACTCTTGTCTTGTGTATGGCATTATAGAGTTACCTTAAATGTAAACCCTTCATCAAAATATTGGTTAGTTTCTTCATCTGTTGCACTACCACTTTCGATTCTATATTCAACTTTATAATATCTTTCTGGTTGGTATCCATCCATTCTTAATAAGAAGTAGTTACCAACTGAATCGCAACTAAGTTTAGAACCACTACCAAACGGTACAATTACATCATTTGTTTCGGCATCAACTATTGAATAAAAAGATGAACCACTTGGTAAATATTTTACCGTTAAATTGTCTGCTGTTGTTGAATATGTTTTACTTGGAAATCTTTCTCTTCCTACAACTCTAAGTTTTGCTATAGATTTTTCTTTATATTCTGGTCTCAGGCCTTTCATATAAATCACCATATCTTCAATATTAGCTTTTGAAAGTGCGTCTAATGAACCTGTTGCCCATTTTGAATCATCCCATACTGTTTCTAAAGTAGGTGGATATTTTGTATGAGTATCAGTTGAGAAAAATGAAAAATTACCAAATCGTGTTGAACTTCCTTCATCACTACCACTATCATCATTTCCAAAGGAACCAGATGTTGTAGTGGGGTTATAAAAACTTCCACTTCGTTTAACAATAAAACCTTCATTAGGTATCGTATCATTTAACCAGGCATTTACAATACCAGTTACATCCATTCTCATATCTATCGATTTACGGCCAAACGAATGAGACATTTCGTAAGCACCATCAGTGCTTGAATACCATGCTCCTCCAGAAGAACTTTCTTCAGTCCATAATAAACCATCATTCTCACCGTGTCTATAAGTCCAACTACTTCCTTCAGTAGTTACAGGGTTATCATAAGAACGACCATCACCCATAGTCCAAGATTGACTAACTGGATATGCATACAAACTTTGAGATGTAGCTAATGCTGTAGGGTGTGCGTCAAAGAGATTTAAATAATATTTTGCAGTATCTTTTATAGTTCCTGCTGTTTTAAGTTTAGAAATAGTACTTACATCAAATTTAATTAAAGCACGAGAAACGGTTATCACATCTCCTGCAGGACTAACATCTTTTCTTATTTCAAGTATTTCATCTAATCCAGAGTTTAAACTACCACTCTGTTCATATAAAGTTGTGTCTTTATCTGCGAATGTAAAATAATGCATTAACTTACTCCACTATACCTAAATTATCACCGACAACTTTACCCTTGATGTCCGCATTAGGATATTTAATTTCAAAAATACTTGGGTCTAAAGCAGGATATAAAACTCCATCAATTATACCACTTTTTATATCATAAAAATTACCAGAATATCCTTCTGTAATTTTATATTTATTCTCAATCACAATTGGTAAATCATTTGTATTATTTTCAGTTGGTTTTACAACAGAAGAAACTCCATCAACTAATGACAATTCGTATGTCATATCTGACATTACAATTGGTTGACCTATTTGCCATCTATCAATATTAAAAAAGTTTTGTAAAGTAGCAACACATCTAAGAAGTACATCATTTTTATTAAATCCAGCTTTTGTCAAAATAGAAAAATTAATACCTATATTTATAACATACGCATCTTTAATATTTACAGCATCTGTTACTAATCTAAATTGTGATAAATATGTTTTTAAATTTTCTTTTACGGTTTGACTTAATCCTGTTAATCTTTTATTAGAATCATATCCTAACGTATACATATTCATAGCTAACGGGTTAGGTGTTCTAACTTGTAAAGATTTAATCGTTCTTTGGTTATCTACATCAGCCTGAGTTACTTTTCTTTCTAATTCGTCAATCCCAGTTGCTTTATTTAACTGGTCATCTTGAACCATATAAACTTTTGCTATATTACCATATCGTTGTGGTAAAGATAACCCTCTAACTACATAATCTTCTTTTGTAACTGCTCTACTTTGTGCCTGAAAATATGCTAAAGCACTCTCACGAACTTCTCTAATACTTTGTCCAGCTGAACCACCTGAAGCTGGTCTTGGATTAGTAAACGATACAGAATTTTTTGATTCTACCACCGTAGCAGCATTTAACCCTCCATCTTGTATATCGTATGAGACACTTGTTACCTGATTAATGACATTTGAATTTACATTATCACTTATACCACCACCATGTGAATATTTAACTGTTAAAGTTGTTCTTGATGGAGCTAATCCATATGTTTCTGTTTTTAAAAAATTACTTGGGTCAAAAGCACTTCCTAATTTAGAAGGACTACCAGGTAAACTTGAGCCTACGTTTGTAGGATTAGGTATAATTTCTTCATCGGGGTTGTCTGATACTCCAGCTCCAAATCTTAATATAATCTCATCTTTATCATTTATATAAGTTGTAAATCTACGAGGTGTTTTCTTCAATTTTAAAATATAAGGAGCAACATCACGATTAATAACAGATGTGGGGTCTGTTACAGAATTATTTTCCATATCTTCAAATATAGTATCTGTAGCAAGTGAAACAACTTCATACCAGGTATTATTATCGCTATCAGTTACAGAAATAATTTCAATTACCTCAGAACTACCTAATTTTATTTGTGCATATTTTTCAGCAGCTCCAAATGTAAATTTTTCACTTGTTATTTTACCACTTTCTGTCTTTACTTGTTTTTTAAGTAAAAATTTTGTTATATTTCCAGCATCACTTTCAAAAACAGTAACTTCTTTTGGGTCGTAGGAACTTGAAAATTTAAAGTTTACATCTTCAATAGTTCTAAATTGTGTACCAGTACTTGCAGCCTGTATTACTGTTCCTGCCTTAACATTTAATGCGTATCTATTATCTGGTTTACCATTCAAAGCAGGAATAGTTTGAAACACATCTAAAACTGCTGTAGCAGCTGTCGTAACTTTTGGTTTATATCCAAATGATTGTGCTATGTTATAAACATTTCTTTTTTCTTCTGCGTAAGCAAGTAATGATTCTCTAAATGTAGAATCAATATAATATGAAAGTACGTCACCGACATATGCAGCCATCTCAATAAACATCATTCCTGGTGAAGCTTCATTAAAGTCATTATATGTATTAGGGAAGTAAACCTTTGCATATTCAATCAAACTGTCTCTAAAATCACTAAAATCTTTATTTAAATAATTTACGTGTTTTACTACATTCTTTTTTGTACTTGTGCGTCCCATTAATATGCTCCTGTAGCGTTTAATGTTATCTCAGACATAGTATCTGAATTTAATATTGTATTATATTTTATTTGAACAAAAATTTGATTTAAATCACCTTCTTCAGTTAAAGTTTCAACTTCTTGAATTTTTATATAATCTAACCATTCAGAAACTGCTCTTCTAATTTCTTCTTCTATTTTGCCTGGTAGCTCAGCTGTCTGTTGCTCAAAACAAAGTTCTCGTAATCTACTACCAAACGTTGGTTGCATAGGTCTTTCACCTATATAGGTTTGTAATAACGTTTTTAAATTAAATTCAGCTTGTTCTAATGAAGTTTTAGTTAAACTAAAATCATTTAATTTATCTCGACCTATTGGTAATTTTAGTCCAACGGTTTTATTAGGGTTTAAATCTGTTCCAAGAGCTGAGTCAGGCATACTATTTATAGTCCTTTTTTATTTAATGCTTTCATCAAGCCACTATAGTCGCGAGTTAAAGCATTTGTTACGTGTGTAGGAACATCATCTACTGTTTTACCTGCTCTTTGTAAAGTATCAACAGCTACCATAT